GAATTTTTTAATGAAGCTGGTGCCCTAGTGTCTTTTATTGTATTTACACCAGAGACTACTTCAAAAGTATCATCAGTTATTGCTTTAGCGGCTGTACCATTACTTGCTCCTGTTTCAATAGTTGCTACAGCAGTATCTCCAACTTTACCAGTTAAATCACCTGAAAGAATATCAGCTTGACTTTTATTCTCAACGCTTGATAAACCTATAGAAGACTTAGTAAAAGTATTATTAGAAGATGATGCTCCAGATAATGTTACTGTACCACCAGAAGCTGATAAAGATATTTGGTCATTCCTTAGCGAATTGTTAGCATTAGCTACATTTAGCTTTGGAGTTCCACTATCATCTGTAAAAGCATCGTCAGTGATTCCTTTAGCAGTTGCACCATCTGCGGCACCAGATTTTACTGTTGAAGCGGCTGTCCCGTCAATAGTTGCTGAACTACTTACTCCACCGGTTAATGTTCCACCTAATATATCAGCTTGACTTTTGTTTTCTACACTGCTTAATCCAATAGAGGATTTAGTGATACTACCACTACCTGCATTATTAAGTGTTACTGTTCCACCACTTGCTGTTAGTGTGATTTGGTCATTTTTTAATGCGTCAGGTGCGTTACTACCATCAGATTTAATTTGCTCGTGGTTAGTAACATTACCTAAACCTACATCACTATTGTCTAATGATATACTTCCACTTGCCGCATTGCTTAAAGATATGTTTCCACTTGAATCTTTAGCTATTGCAACTTGTGAGTTTAATAAACCATCTGCCGCATTTGTTGTCTTTAGTTTTGTGTTACTATCAAATGCCGCATCGGTTATTGTTTTTGCCGCAGTTCCTGCGACTGCTCCGTCTTTTACATCAGAAGCATCTGTTCCTCCAACTTTTCCAGTAACATTACCTGTATAGTCACTGTCTGCACGTTGGAGCTTTTTCCAGACTTTAGCCATAGTCTTCTCCTATTCTTCTACAGACACCAGTAAGCTACCTTCACTACTATTATAATATATAGTACCTTCAGAGTTGTCAGATGGTGCCGATGTTCTTGGTTTTAAATGCACAGCTCCTTGGTAATCAACTGAGAAAACCTCTGTGCTATTATTAAGTATTTGAAACAAGTCTCCAGATGATACTGTACTACTTGTTTGGTGTTTTAAAATATTTCCTTCTACTAGTTTTGGTAATACTTCTACATCTGCTGTTCCATTGTCTCTGTAAAACTTACCATTAGATGTATTGTACCAAACTAATTTTGTATATACATCTTTTACTAAATTAGGACTTGATAAACTCCCTGCCATTATTGTATCCTCGTATATGTTGGTGCCACTGGTTTAGCAACTTTAGTTGTAACTGTTAAAACTGGCTTTACTACTCTTACAAGAATTGGTTTAGTAGGCAATACAACACGAGTTGTTGCTGTCCCTCTAATTAATGTTAAAAGTATATTGTTAAAAGGATAAGCTATTTTATCAAACGCTAAAGTAATCTTGTCAAAAGTTACATTAGACATTAGAAATCCATTGGCGATATACTTTGTTTAGAACCATCTCTTCCTCTATAAGAGTAATTTTTAGCTTGTTTTAAACCTGTTTCATATTTCATCATAAAATGTTGTGCTAATGGTATTGTCTCTGCTTTTCTTTCATATCCGTTTGCAATAACCCTAGCAATTAAAGCTTCGTGAAATTGTTCTGGTATTTCACACACTTGATTTAAATAAGTAGCTTCTGTAACTTGAACATTACTATCTAACTCAGTCTCTAAATAAGTATCACTAGCGGCAAAGCCATCTCTTTCAGGACCTTCACCGGGTATTAAAAACTTATCTGGTCTTTGTATGTATAATAAGTTTATCTTAATTCCACCTTCTGAAGGTGTAGTAAACTTATCTAAGTTGGCGTCATAATATGCAATAAGGACAGAGTCTCTCTCTGTCCACCATAAATATTGACTTAAATTAAAATTTGCTCTTTCCATTATGTCAAGTCTCTTTCTTTAGGTCTACCTACTAATTTCTTAATAGTTTTGCCGTTAAAATCTACAGCTTTAATTTTAATAATATGCTTTTTTAATGGATAAACTCTTTGATTAGCAATACTGTCAAATTGGTCTATAGATTCTATTATCTCTGCTCTAAAACCCATATCATTCATACCATCATTTAGAGACCTTACTATTTCTACAACACCCATATCTGGATGATGCTGTTGTACTCTTTCAATCATTTCTTTTAGTTTCATACTTGTCTCTCATTAACATCTAGTTTTTTAGGAGTTATGTTTAGCTGTATAAACTCTTGTTTTTTACTAGACACCATCTGTAACTGATTTGTTAAATATTTAAAGTCAACATCTATTTTTTGAATAAGAGTATTATACAACTGTATATTTTTTGCTAAGTCTGCTTGGTACTTTTGAAGTTTAGTTCCAAACTTTGCTTGTTCTTCAGATAACTCTAAACCCATTTTTGCAGATTCTTGTTGAAATAAAGAAACATTTCTAGCTAACTCAGCGTTGTAATCAGCTAATATTGTATTTGCTCTTTGCAATTCTTGACTAGCAGTTGATAAAGTAGCTTGTACCATATCTTCATCTTCATCAGCTAACCAGTATTGTACGCTTTCATTTTCTGTGTCACCACCCATTGTAGTGCCATCAATTAAATTTTGTGCTTTAGTTAAAGCGTCACTTGCGTCTCTAAAAGCAGGTGCAGTAAAACTTGGTAAACTTGTATCTAAACTTATCTCTGCTGATAAATCTGCTATCTTATCAAACATAGTTAAATCAGAATCTAAATCTGTAGGCAACTTATTTGTAAACTCAGATAGTTTTTCCATAAGTATACACTCGGATGCGTGTAGCACTACTAGTTCATTAAACTGTGGTGGAAAACCAGCTTGAGTACTAGCGTCACCCTCAGCATTGTAAATCTTTTCGTTATTGTCGTTTATACTGTAGCCATTTTTATTTTGAACAAGTTCTAACTTCATTACAGCACCAGAACCTGCAATAGGTCTCATAAATATTTTACGACCTTCTATGTAATAAGCTGGTGACAATGCTGTTGCAAAATGTATACTAGAAGAATCACCTATTTTATCTTTAATTGACTTTGGAACTTTTCTAGCTTCTCTATAATCATTACCATCTTGTCTACTAACATTTAATAGATACATTCCTTTTGCATCTTTAATCCAATCTACACCATCAGCGGCACTAGTTTGTGTTGATGAAAAATCTTCTAGCAAAGCAGGGTTTTGACCTATAACAGAAAGGACATATTCCAGTCCTTTTTCAAGTGCTTCAGTTAAGTCAAACCCAGTGACTGATGCAGTATTATTTTCTATTCTTGTTTTAAATGACATCTATATCTTCCTTATGAGGGGTCCGAAGACCCCCCATAATATACCTAATCAACTCGATTAAGAGAACTTCATAACTGCGTGAGTTTCAGGTAGACTGATTTCTAGACCAGCTTCGGTCATAACCATATCTTTCCTTCCGTCAACATTGTTATTCTGTATGTTTGTCAAGATGTGAGTGTCTCTTGATACACCATTACCTTGTAACGGTCTATACTTAACATTAGCTAAGTCAATAGCTACTGCAAGATTCTCATCCTGACCTCTGAACAATGGCTCAGCAACAAAGTGAAGATTACCAAAGATTGTATTAATCTTAGTAACTTCGTGCCCGAAAGCACCTTGTATGTTCTGAACATCTAACTTGTAAGAGCTAGAAGTAATGGTGTTCTTTAAGAAACCATTGTTACCTAGCTTATTCAAGAAAGCAATTACATTGCGAGAAGCAAGTACCAACTTGTCTCCACTGTTTCCAGACTCTGGTGCATAGAAATCTTTCATTGCATCAATAAAGTCATCATAAGTAGAGTCACTATAAGTAAAGTTAAAAACTTTACCATAAGCTTCAGTGTAAGGTACAATACCGTGTGAGTATCTAACTGGTCCTCCTGCGGCGGCTTCATCAGACTTACCAATACCGAAAAGCATAGCGTGTTCGATATCCATCTTATGTTGCATTAAGCAGTCAGCCCAAACTCTACGATATTCGTCTGGTCTTCCTCTGTAGCGAGTTGCTAAAGAAGAACCACTAAAAAGCTGAATAGCTGTCTTAAAAATCTGACAGTATCCTTCTCTTGAGTATAGTTCGTCTTTCCAGCCTTCAGGGTCAGTTGAACCTTCAGCCCACGCACTACCAATTACTTGACCTTTACTCTCCATTGCTTCTACAGGCTGGTCTGGAATATCGACCAAAGCTATTAAATCAACAGATGTAAAAGTGTCGGCGTCATTAGCATCATATGCTTTTGCCACGCCATTTCCTGCTGTTACAGCAGTTACTCTACAAGCGTATCCACCGATACGAAGTACCTGACCTACGAGTATGTAAAGAGGAGCCGCAGATGCGACTTTCTTACCATATTTATCATAATCGACAACCAAGTGTACTCCACTCATTGAAGCATCTTTCGCAGTACCAGAACCAGTTACTTTTGTATCCCAGTTCTTAGTAGTAAAGTTACGGCGTTGCCATTGATGACGCTGTTCAAGAAATTTGAATACGGGGTCATCCGTAGCCTCTTTTGCAACTTTAGAAAGATAGACAAAAAACGGTGATTGCTGTGGAGCTAACTCTGCAACTCTTTCGCCAAAATTATAAATTCGGCGGGAATCGTTAATACTTACCTGTGAAGAAGGTAAAGCATTACCGGTATCATTACTAAAGACGTTTGCCATTTTAGTATCTCCTAGTTATACCCACCGACTAACAAGTTAACCGAATGGGTTTCGTTTTTTATAGTCATTAATCATAGAATCCATCATCGAGTCATTGCCACTTTGTTGACTAGAACTTTGTCCGGGTACTACACCCATTGGTGTAGGCACAGACTGTGCTCTTTTTCTTTGGTCGAAACTTTCACTAGGTGCAGTTTGTGTCATTGGTTGATTGCCAACATTACCATTCTGCATTCTATATAACTGAAATAAGTTGTCTACAGTAATATTCTTCGGGTCGTCCATAACTTCTACAAACTTAGCTATCTCATCATCAGTTGCTTGATAGTTTTGTTGTAGATGCTGTTTCATCTGATTCATATTATTATTATAGGTTTCTCTTTCAGCCTGAATCCTCAATGCTTCCCTTTGTTCTTCCTGTATCTTCTGTCTTTCCTCAACCATTACTGCTTGAGTATACTGCTGATGTAATCTGTTGTATTCATCCATATCATCACGCCATTTATCAACAGCATCTAAATACTTAGCACTATCAGAACTAGGGTCATCCAAAGCGTCAGCTCTGTTGTATCCTGCCGGTTTACCGGGTTTTGCCGGTGGGTCAGGAAACGTCAACTCCTCTTCTATGGGTTCCATATCGTCTGGCTGAGATTGACTAGCTTGTGCTTCTAACGCTTCTAAGCGTTGAGCTAATTGAGCGTTTTCATTACGAGCTTTGTCTGCCTCACTTTGCCAATATTGATAACGCTTGACGTCATTATCAACGGGTGATTCTTCTTCCGTTGCTTTTTCCATAGGTACTTCAACTGGTGAAGGCTCGGCTTTAGCTTCAGATGGTTCTTCTTTATCCATCTTATTTGCACGAAAAAAATCATCTATTAGTGAACCTTTATCCTGAGTTTGGTCAAACGCCTGTTCAGGTGTCATTGGTTGCACTTGAGCAACATCTGGTGCATCTTGGGTAACCTGTTCAGGTGCCAATGTGTCTTCCATTTGCTATCTCCTTTTCTTGATTATGTAGGCTCTGTTAGGACTCAGAGGTGCTACCTTTTCTACTTTCGGCGATTGTTCTACGAACCTCACCCTTCGCTTGTCCTAAAGCGTCATCAAGACGTTTCTCGAACATTTTAGCAGATGCTTTACTTTGCGTCTGTGTCTTATCGAGTTCCGACTTAAATTTTTCTATTTCAGCTCTTTGCTTAGCGTGGTACACTTCTCTTTCACGAGTTTGCATATCACCTTTTAATTTTTTAATCTGTTCTTCTTGCGATTGAACTTTTTGTTGTAACTGACCTACTACATCTGTTCTCTTCAATACACCCTCCATATCAAACACCTCTGTTTTCTTTAGAACCTCTTGTTTATCTATAATGCCATTCTTATAAGCATCCATATATAATTCAAGCTGTGCATATCTGTTAGTAGGCAATGTAGAACCTGTTACTACCACAACATCAAAAGCACCTCTCGATATATCGTTCATAACGCTCAATTCTCCAGTTTTGTCATCATATATCTTTTTATTTATAGCAAACTCTGACAAACTATTGTTAGGCTGTACTATACGTACTACTTTTTCTGCTTGATAAAGTTCTTGCATTAATGGAATAGCTACCTTTGCCATTCTAACTAAGCCAGACTCTAGGTCTTGTAACTTAGATTTAATTTTTCTTTGACCAAATTCATCAAGTGATACTGTAGCTTTATATGTATGAGGTGCGGCTTCAGCATTACCCTGCATAAGTTCATATAAACCTAATGCGTGGTCTATGTCTGTTTTAGCTACTTGTTCGTTTTGATATAGTGTATTTGGTAATGGTGTGGGCTGGACCGGTTGTGGTGCACCAGAATCCATATCAACTTCAATAGCCACACCCGGTTGTGCCCAACGCTGTTCAAAATCTTGCATATCAACTGAACCACTTGGTATTAAAATCTTTGTATTTGTGCTAGTGGTTGCGTGTGCAATGATAAGAGACCGTGTCTTATTGATATATTCTTGCATATCCTTTACCATCCTAACATCAGAAACCGGGTAGGGTGTTCTTGTATGTATGTTCATAAACAATATGATTGGATAGTGTTCCGTAGGTAAGATACGGGAGTATAAGTATTTGTCTCCCATAATGACGCACATCTTAACCCTTTGTACTGGAACTGACACGGTCTCTATAAGTCCTTCTTCTACTAAGTCGGCATATGTTAATTCCTCTATTTGTGGCATCTCTGGTTCAGGTTCCTGTTCCATTTCTGCCTTTTGAACCATTGCTTCATATTGTTGCATTACTTGTGCAATCAATGCTTCGCCCTTTTTCGCATCTGTAATGGGCATACCATTTATCTTTATTGCTGGTCTTTGTAAATACTCTTGTATAGCGTCTTCATCAAATACTTCTTCAACTCCATCTATATTGTTCTTTACGTGAAATCTTTTAACCCATACTTTATAATAACGCTCATAACCTCTTATATATTCAGAGTTCTCGTGATAAGAAGAATCTGTTTTAGTTGCAGTATCTTCTGGAAATACAATACCCTTATCATCTACTCTTTGAGTAGTAGGTCTATCTGTATGTAAATCTGATGTGGCGTTTTTTATTGCAGTCTCATATTGAGGGTACATCTTCATAGCCTGTTCTTTTGTGAACATTCTACTAATAATAATATTTTCTGCATCGTCACCTAATCTATCTCTAGAATTAGGGTCTATATAAACATCTAATGGGTCTACATCGTGGAAACAAACTTCACCACGACCAAAATCTTTGAGAGGGTCAATGTAAACCATCATAGCACCGAGTCCCATTGTATAATAGTCGTCTATTGTGTTACGGAGTGCCTGAGTTCCGTCTGATATGTACCACATATACTCAAGTAATCCATTAAAGATTTGAGCAACTTTATTGTCACTATCCTCTCTAGGTGATACTCTAAACTGTGGTTTGCCTGAAGTAAGTAAAGCCTTGGCGGCTTCTACTGCTGGGTGGATACGATTAACTACGAGTGGAGCTTGTCCCCTCTCAAGTAAAATTCTTTGCTGTTCTGCTGTCCACTGTCTACCAAGCCTAAATTCAGCATCTTCTTGGGCTTGTTGAGCCCATAGTTCTCTTTTATTAGAATAAGTTTTCCAGAGTTGTTGTGTAGAGTCGACAATATCCTCTGGGATAGAGTCTTCCCTTTCTTCGTACGCCATTGGGGCGAGTTTACAAATTACATTGTCAACCAGTCAAGGACTTTTCTAGGCTTTTCTTTATAGTTAGGGTCAAACTTACTTTTTCTAGCTGGTCTAGCTCCATCAAGTGCATAATAGATAGCATCTAGTATATCATCGTGCTTACCTCTAGGATAAGACAAAAACTCTTGCTGTGCGTGTATGTCATTAGGTCTAAAATAAAATTCACCTCTAGCGAGTGGGGCAACCAAGGACAACAATCTTTCGGATTTCTTTTGCCTTGGTTTTATGCCTTTTTCTAGTCCCGGTATATACAAAGACTGGTCTAGCATCATCTTTCTTACGTTACTCCTCAGTGCCTCTTGGTAGCCCACTGTCTCAATTTTCATTCTTTTTGGTTTGTACTTTTTGTAAACCTTAATAATAGTTTCTGGCTGTATCGCAGGGTCGAGCTTATCTCTGAGTATATCCACGATATATTTATTGCCATCAGAGTCAATAGCCATAGTAGCAATAACAAAAAAGTCACTACGAGCAGAGAGACTACTAGCAGGGTCAATGCCACAATATAACTCAACTGGCTTACGCTCTGTCGTACCATCGACAGTACGCACGAGTAGATTTTGTCCTTTTTCTCTTTTAAACTCATAATGG